CAGCCCGCAGGCGCGCTGAATGTTGGCCGATGCTGGGTCTCAAGTAGCTCGAGCTTCACCGTGCCGCTGTGGAAACTAGTGGCGCGCAGTGGGTGGGCTCGAGGATCGAACCAAAAACACCCCGCGTGAGGGCGGCGCGTCTTCTATGGCGGTCAGCGTGTCGCCTCTCGGACTCCGGTGGGTGCTCTCGAGGGGGGCAGGGGGGTTTTGTTCTTTCGGGATTTGTTATTATGACCTGTCAGATTTTTCTGTCAAAACATCCTGGGAGCCCCCAGGACGCTCTCTAAGGCCCTGAAGGATGACACCCCTCCCAGGACAGCCCCAAGATCTCCGGAGCGATCCTGGGGCATCCTGTGGCCTCTGACGGCATGCTGTGCTAGACTGCCTGAGCTTGGAAGGTCCAGGCACCCACTGAGACTGGCTCCACCTCGCCCACCGTGCCGGGCAATCCTTCGGGGCGCGGGTCAGGCTCAGTGGGACCTCTTTCAGCGCTTCTTCTTGATGCTGAGGACTTCCATGGCCTTCTTGGGCTTGGCCTTGGCCTTCATGCGGCTCTTGGCCATGGTCTTGGACTTGCGCTTCTTGCCGCGTTCTTCGGAAGCCGTCTTCTTGACGATGGGAGAAGAAGGAGGAGGAGAGGAGACGGAATCTCCTTCGGCGCCCTTGGATTCAGGCATTGCTGGTTCCTTTGGATCTGTTGGTTTTCCGAGAGACGATCCTCAGGTTGCTCCTAGCGTTGGAACCACCCTTGGACATGGGAGTCTTGTGATCCACTTCCCTGGGATCCCCTTTCTTCAGACCCAGCTTACGACGGGCCTTGTTGGCATTGGATCGGTTCCTACGAGCCTTGGGCTTGCTATGGAACTCTCTGTATTCCTTAGCGTAGTCTCTAGGCTTGGCCATGGGACTCCTAGGTAGTAGAAGGAAGTAGTAGAAGTAAGTAAGTCCTAGGTCATCCTAGGATACCCCATACAGTCAGCCCTTTCAGAACCAGCTGAGTCCCCTGGGCTTACGACCGAGGGCATGCTCAGCGAATGAGTCCAGTTCTTTCTGTAGGGCTTCGTCTTTTCTAGCCTGTATTTGGGAGTCTGCATCCTGGGCCATCTGTTCAGTCCAGTAGCTGACTGCCATGGCCAGGACATCTAGACGGTCATCGTGGACCAGGGCCTTCCTGTGCCTCGTGACTCGGCTCATCTGATACATCAGCTGGTATCTCAGGGCCTTCTCAGGGGGCAGGTAGCGGGTGCTGTCGTAGTCGTGTTCGATGACCTTGCGGTCGATGATCAACCTGTGGGTGTCCATGACCGGCTCCAGGACATCGCAGATGCGCTTCTCCTTGGAGGTCGAGTGGCGGACCTCTTCGCAGGTCACACGGTAGACCTTGTTCAGCACTGGCTTGAGCAGCTGAGTGAACATGCCGTCACCGAAGTTGGACTCAATCCTGATCAGGTTGACCTCCTGATCCTTGGCTACCGTCGCCAGCTTGGTCAACGTCTCCTCGGAGTAGCCCCCTGGAAGACCACCAGCAGCAGTGACGAACAGGAACCCGTTCAGCATCTTCACCACGGCGTAGCTGGTCTCGTCAGCACCGCGCCCTGAGGGGTCGATTGCCATCACAGAGCCTGTGTAGGGAACCCATCCACCATCCCCCAGGCTCACAGGGCCGTAGTAGCGGTCTCCTGGCATCCCGACGTTGGGCAGGTCCTGAACCACGTTGTCTGCCGAAGCCGCCCAGATCGGCTTCTGGGGGCCTTCTCGGCTGTTCAGGGACATGACCACCAAGTTGGAGAGCTTGAGTGGGTAGCGATCCAGGTCACTGAGGCTGGGGTCCAGCATGAACTGCATGGCAAACCCAGTCCGACCGTAGGAAGCCTCCCGCTCCATCAGGTCTTCAGAGTCAAATCGACGGGGGTCTGTGGGTTGACCCACTACAGTCTCGTCTTCCTCAACTACAGCAGCGATCTTGGGGTCCAGGGCCTCCCCATATCGGGCTACTTGGGACCTCTTGGGGTAGCGTGCCGGCCAGATCCTGGTCTTGAACCCCCTGTCTTCCAGCTTGATGTAGATGGATCCTTCGGTCTGGGGTGTCCCTAGGAACAGGATCGCCCCATTCGGCTTGAGGACAGCGTCGAACTCCTTGATGGCCTCCGACAGCTTGTCCCGCATCGTCTGAGTCTGGGAGTTGTTCATGGACTCCACGTCGTCAGCGATGATCAGGTCAGCACGAGCACCCGTGATCTGACTGGTGATGCCCTTGGACACCACCGAAGGAGCGTGGGAGGCAGGAGCAGGACCCACGTCGAACGCCACCTTGCTGTTGCGCTGAGAATCCGAGGGG